AGATTAAGAGCAAGTGTTAAGGTAGAGCCAGTTTTGGAGCCTACAGATGACATGCCTATCGAATACCTAAGCGAAGGAGAGAAGAAGCTTACTAAGAGACAGAGGTTGCTTGTATGGAATGCAGTCAACGATCCTACCCTTACGTTTTCAGAGGCGGCGAAAAAAGCAGGATTTAAAAATCCAATCGTTGTCGGCAGGTATATGCGACCCGGCGGGAAGTATGCACACGTTAGGAGAGAATACGAACGGCTGATGGTCGAGGCCAAAAAGAAGTTTGAGCTTACGCATGATAAGGCAGTAGAAGATCTGTACAAGCTTAGAGATGACGCTTGGGCGCAAGGAAACTTTACGGCGGCAATAAATGCCCAGAACTTATTGTTAAAGGTCGGGGGATTAATTGTAGATCGTCGGGAAGTCTTGCATGGTAAGGTTGATCAGATGAGTCGGGACGAAGTTGAAAAGAGGTTAGCGCAACTGCTCGGGACTAAAGCTTTAGAGCAAAAGTCGGGAACAGTTATAGAGGACAAGTCGGGGAGTCGGGACTAGTATTTGATAGTCGGGACTTTAATCTAAATAGCCTTTAGATTTTAAATAAATAAATCCAACAATACTGCCCATAACAAAATAGGCAAGTATTGATAGAATTAAGATCTCAAATATACTCATTCGGTATTCTCCATTACAATATCAACGTATTTATTTTCATCTCCTAAATCAGAGTCAAGATACCAGATATTTCTAGTATCATTTGTATTAGGACAATTTATAGTTATCTCGGCTTCAGAGTCAAATCTCTGTAAGTTTTTAATCAGCTCTTTAACTTTCATTAGCTTTCTCCTTTAAGTGTTGTCTTTCTTCCTCTATCTCTGTAGGAAAGAAAGTAATATTAATTAAACCATAATCATCTTTCTCATAAACATAATTACATTTACAACCATTTAACCATTCATAAAATTCTTCTCTATTCATCTTCGTTCTCCTTTAATTGTTCTGCCGTCATCACCTGTAGCGATATCGACAGCTTCTTTGATTAATTCTTCGTTATACATTAGCTACCTCCTCCTCTAATTGTTTTTGTTCTTGTTTTGTTAAGCATTCAAAATGAACTCTATACGCACCGTCTGAAAAATTACCTAAAGATAGTTCGCTATCTTTTCCGTAAACATCATACGGGCATATATCTTCATCAACTGCAATAAGTTCATCACACCTATCACATTCAAGCATTGCACACTCAGGACATAGATATCCGTCCCTGTATTCTCCGTCTGCAAAAATAGTATTACCTTGATCGTCAAGACTTTCATAATCAGCATCTGACGGAATACGATTGACAAACCTTCCACTTCCAAAAGATGTATCCTTATTACAACATACGCAATTGTTTCCTATATCAGACATTAGCTATTCCCTCCTGCAAACATTACCTGTATTTCTTCTGTTGTAGGTATAGAAGTGAAACTAACAACTTTAGCCTTCTCCTCGCAAAATGAAATATCGGATTTATCTATATATCCATTCTTCCATTCTTGTATTGCTTTGTTCCTAGCATCTTCATAGCTAGTCGCTTCTACCTCTACGTCATGAATTTGTATTACATGTAGTTCTACACTATATTTCATTTGCATTCTCCTTTAGTTTTGCGTTAACAGTTGTTCTGAAATCGTATGCTAGATTTTCAATATTTTCCCACACTTGATCTGCTGGATAATATTCAAAAGGCTCCCATATAACACATAATATATGTTCTTCTAATTCTTCCTCTTCCCATTCGTCATATTCATCGGGTAAGTGTTGGGTTAGATAGTGACCACTCGCCCATATGATTGACTCTTTTTCAGTAATTACTTCACTCATTAGATTTATCCTCCTTTGTATCTAATAAAAATAATATAATTAAAATAATAATAGCTAGAGTTAGCATTTATTACTTCGCCCTAAATATGTGTTGTAAATCTTTTATTTTATCTTTCGATAAATCTTTTAAATGGTCGGGTAGCTCTACATCAATTACGTTGATATGAGCAGTATGACCTTCTTTATTTAATCTATTCATTTTAGATACAGCTAAGTCCTTGTCCTTAGTCTGCATAGCTATAAAGTAATTACAGCTATCTTCTTGAAATACTTTTACTTGGTAAGTCGCTTTCATTCGTTGTCTTCCTCCCCTACTTTATCTTCATAAAAATATACCACAGCTACAGTTCCTTTTGTAGGACTGTCATGGACTGATAAATCTACATCATCAAACTCGTTGCCAAGTCTTTTGCATAGTTCATTCATTGTTAGTTTATCCATAAGTCTCCTCCTCTACTTTATAAACTTCTTCATTTTCAAATCCATAATCAAGGTCGCCACCTGTAGAGGCTTCTCTAAATAAGCTGTAGTCTCCCTCTAAAACTTTTTCTTCAGCTTCTTCGGGGGATTTGGCTTCCAATTCTATTTCGGAATAGCCTGTCCATTTTGTATATACTTTATAAGTTTTCATTTTTCTTCTCCTATTTCTTTTATATATCTTTCTCTAAGTTCTCTTATAAATGATTTCATATGTTTCACGTTCGCCCATATCTGCCCATAGTATTGGACAATTTCTCTATCGCTAACTCTTTGCATTAGTCTTGCTCCCTAGTTTCTTTTTGTTCCTGCATTTGTTTGATAATCTCAATTAATAAATCATCAAAATCGTCTACATGGTATTTGTCTAGTAGTTCTTCAATCATTAGTCTTGCTCCTTTAAATTACCTTCAATATCAATTTCTGCATCATCACCGTAATAAGTCCATAAATAGGTTGCAGTAATTCCATTATCTTTTTCTGTATGTCCTTCTGTTCTTATATCGGGTAAACAAATTGCATCTTGCACTTCTTCATAGGTTAATTTTCTGTCGGAAACTATTTCAAATTTCCTTATATCAACAGATTGCTCTGCCACTTCGTATATGTATTGTTTCATTTTTTTTCTCCTATATATTCTAAAATTAATTGTCTTGGCACTTCATAGCCTAGTAGCATTTCAATCACACGTACTAGGTCTAAGACATCACCGTTAAGTACGTCTTCCTCTATTGCCTGTATTACTTTTTTGATTATTGTTTTATTTCTTATCACTTCGTTGTCTCCTGTAAATTGATCCCAAAATGTCGGGTTGGGTGGTCGGGTTATTGAAAATATTGGTTGGGGTTTAATCGGGATATCGTTTTGAATGGCATACCTAATTATTTCGGGATAGGTCGGGTTGCCTTGCATGGTAAACTCGATATCCGTTCCGTAAACTTTGATATGTGTCTCGTTCAAAATCTTCTCCATATGAGCCTTTTTAATTCTTGCTCAGGAATACGGAGTAATTGGTTAAAATTGCAGTATGATAAATCCGCTATCATCAATTGGTATAACTGTTGTCACTTGCTCTATTTCATCAATAGATTGGTAATCGTCCCCGTAGTCCTCTTGGAACTCTTCAAGGCTCTCATACTCGGCATACTCGCAACAAATTGCTATTACATCTAATTCAATCGGGTTGCCGATATCCTCTTCAAGTTGCTCAAAATACTCGTAGAGGGCGGATAGTCCCGCCCTTGAAAAGTTATCCGGTCTTACTTGCTCAAAGACTCTTATAAAATCATATTCATTTATTTGTTGATACATTACTTCACCCCCTTTTTTAATTCTTTATCACACCTAGACATTATCTCGGGTATATCGTTATCAGATATGTATTCCCATAATATTTCGGCATAATCAGTAAGATATTTTTCATTGGCTAAAATAAGATTTATTTCATCTTTGCAACTGATAAGAGTTCTTAAATCCTTGTAATTACTTTCTTGTAAATCATCTAAAGATATAGAATCCGGATTATCTACGCCGAATGACTCGGCGTAATTGTTGAGTTCATCTTGATACCAATTGTTTTTTAAATTGGTAATTGCTTTCTCTAATCTAAGACTCATTACTTCACCTTAGCTAAGATATTGGCAACTTGATTAAGTTGCTCAGTTGATAGGTTATTGATAGCGTTAGTATCAACAGCGTTAGAAAACATCTCATTTATAGAATTTGGGTTTTTTCTAAACCTTAATTCCTTTCTAGCTTCATCTAGCCTTTTGTTTTCTTCTTCTGTATTTAACAGCTCATACGTTCCAAGAGCTTTAACAATTTGTTTAAGTTCCCACGTTGCTTTATTTTTTATATTCATATAATTCTCCGTAAATGCTACTTATTAAGTAGTAAGAGAATTATCTCAAAAAAGAGACAGAATGTAAACACCTTAATAAGGTTTAATTCTTTTATAGGGTGATAGGGTAAATTAAATAGCATTTCCCTTGCTTGTCGCCTTTCCCTTT